AACGTCAATGATGACGGAAAGAGTTTTGTTGTCGCAAAGAGTGATGCTATAAGAATTATTGCAAGAAGTTCTATAAAAATAGAAACACAGAATGGTAATGCAATAATTCTAAAACCAGATGGTGAAATGATTATACACGCAAGAAATGTTAGGCTTGGGTCACAAAATGCCGTAAATGAACAAATGGTTCTCGGTACTACGCTCAAGAGTTTATTAGAAAATTTATTAGATGAAGTGAACAGAATAAGCGTGCCAACAGGAACAGGCCCATCAGGACCACCAATAAACACACCGGCATTTATTGCAATACGAAACAGGTTGTCGACGATACTTAGTCAAAATCATACAGTAGAATAAAATGTCACTTAATGTAAATAATCTTGAAAATAGATTTTTAGATTTATTTGACGTAAACAAACTACCAAATCCACAAGATAGAAGTGAAACAGCAAGCTCTATAATCAATTCAGTTATAGATTATCTTCAAGATAGTGAAGTTTTGCTTGCAAACCCCGGGGTTCAGCCTGGAACACCGCCAATAATAGACCCAACATTTCCAGTCGCTGGCATAAAATTGTCGTGTGATGTACTTGAAGTTGGAAGACCTGTGCTTAGAGCAGCATTGTTTACTGATTTATTAGCTGGCACAATTGGGTGGCAAACATTTTCTGCTGCATTCACAGCATATATGCTTACACTAAATGTGTGGCGGGGGCTCCTTTATGTCCCAAGTGCTCCGCTCATAACAATCCCAGCCGCCCCGCCAAATATATTGCTTGCACATCTTGGTGCATTCAACCAAAATAACTCACAAATTGCAGCAAACATATTAGCAACTCAGATACACAGATTTGTCACGAATACAACGGTGAGCGGTATTCTTATCGGAAACAGTACGTTTCTAAGCACTTTGCAGCCAACAAGAATTAGCTAACACAAACTTTCACGACAACAATTCGGTCGAATAAATAGATATAGCTGAGATGTCTGCAAAAATAGAATTCAAGAATATTGGCATTACGAGTCGCGGTCTTGTTACTAAAGAACAAACAAAGCCTGTCGGCATAAAAACACCGATAAGAAGAGGTTCAAGATTTGGCTTGTTCGATATGAACACAGATATATTAGAGCAGATAAAAGATAACTTTAGAAACTTATTACTAACAAACCATAATGAACGACTAATGAATGTCAATTTTGGTGCAAATCTTGGTTCAATATTATTTGAATTACAAAGTCGTGTCAACGAGAATAATGCGCAGAGAATTGCAGAAAATATAAAGAATGCAGTCACTGATTTTATGCCGTATATAGAGCTTAGTAATATGGAAATATTTATAAACGAAACTGATAGTACTGTGCCTGCGAACTTTGTGAAACTAAAGATTGCTTTCACTGTTTCGGGATTGTTCAAAGACAAAAAAGAGTCTGATATAAATATTTTGATGAGGATATAAATTGGCTGACAAGATTAGACAACAAAAGATTGTGAGATATCTGAATAAAGACTTTGATGGTTTCAAATCAGATATGCTTGAATTTGCAAAAACTCACTATGCTGATGTCATCAGTGATTTTAGTGATGCATCTGTCGGTGGCTTGTTTCTTGACTTTTTTTCGTATGTTGGTGATGTGACATCAAATTATCTTGATCACCAATTCAATGAACTCTTTATTGATAGTGCAAGAGAACCAAAGAATGTAAAAAGGATTGCTAAGCAGCTTGGATTGAAACCCAGGCCGCCATCACCTGCAACAGTCGAATGTTCATTTTTTGTAGAAGCACCTGTCATTTTTGATATCAACGGCAATGTAATGCCAGACACTAATACGCTGTTCAAATTACGTGCAGGTTCAACTGTCGAAGCTGACAATGGCACTGTATTTGAATTACAAGATACAATAGATTTTTCAAATATAATCAGCAATGAAGAATTGCAAATCTCACAACGTGATTCGACAGGACAACCAACAAAAGATGGATTTTGTATATCTGGCATAAGAAAAACTTTTTCAATAACAGTGTCCAACACATATGTCAAGTTTAGAAAGATAGAAATACCAGAAAGAGATGTAACAGAGATAATTCGTGTTACTGACAGTGAAGGTAATTTGTATCACGAAGTAGATTATTTGACACAAGATACTGTATTTGAAGCAATAGAAAATGAAGAGCTTGACAAAAAAGATGTGCCGCTCCTACTAAAAATAAAGCCGGTCCCATTCAGATTTGTTTCAGAATATGATATAGAAACAGAACTAACAACTCTCACATTCGGCTCTGGACAAGCAGGAACAATAGACGATGACATCGTTCCTGATCCATCAGAATTTGCTTTGCCATTCTATGGTAAGAAAACACTAACGAGGTTTTCAATAAATCCTGAGCAATTTCTAAAAACACGGACAATGGGTATTTCACCGATGGGAACTACACTAACGATTGAGGCTCGCATTGGCGGGGGCTTAACGCACAACGTAGCAGAAAAATCAATAAATGCTATCGGTGGAACTATAATCGACAGCTTGACAACGAACTTTATAGAAACAAATGCTGTCATTCAAACGCTTGATGTTTCGAATTTATCACCTGCGACTGGCGGAGATGACAAACAAACACTTGAAGAACTGAAATCTAACGCTGCAGCTAATTTTGCATCACAGAACAGGCTTGTTACACGAGAAGATTACTTATCAAGAATATACAGTATGCCAACAAAATTTGGTAGAGTCTATAGAGCTGCTGTGAAACAGAATACGAATGCAGGACAATCAATACAAGTGCATATATTAAGTCGTGACGCAAAAGGAAAATTAATTATTGCGCCAGATGCCTTAAAAAGAAATCTGAAGGTGTTCTTGAATGAGTTCAGAATGATTACAGACTCGGTTGATATACTTGATACACGAATTATAAATATTGGACTTGATTTTTCTGTCGTTACAAACTCGAAGTTTAATAAGACTGTCGTGCTAAATAACACACTCAAACGACTTATTAATTTCTTCAAGATAGAAAACTTCCAGATAGGTCAATCGATTATTATTGATGAAGTAAAAAGCTTAATTTACAATACAGAGGGTGTTATATCTATTTCAAATCTAAAGTTCAATAATTTTTCTGGACTTATCAGCGGCGTACAGTATTCAAATGACACATTTTCTATTTCTAAGAACACACTAAAAGGCATTTTGATTTGTCCAGACGATGCAATTTTTGAAGTTAGGAATGTGAATAGAGATATACGTGGAGCTGCAACATAATGAGATTATTCGCTTACGCAAACAGCGACTGCTGGATTACCGATATTATCATCGGTAATACATTTAGAGCTACAGACGCGAATACTGGACACTCTAGCGAACTTTCTCTATTTAAACTTCACGAGGAGTCACACTTGCTTGGCTCTTCGTCAGCAGACATTCAAGAATTATCTCGTATCCTTGTCAAGTTTGATTTTGATGTGTTTCGTAATCTAACGGGCTCATTACTAAGTGGGACGAGACTGAATAGTGCAAAATTCAGAATGAAGCTGTTTGATATGATGCACGGTGATACGTTGCCATCGAACTTCAACGTTGTTATTTATCCGCTTTCAAAAGCTTATGACGAAGGTGTGGGCACTGACAGTTTTGCGTTGACTGATATTGGCTCTGCTAACTTCATCTCTGCGTCAGGGAAAGATAGTACTGCAGTTCTCTGGGCTGTCAGCGGTGCAAATCAAGCAGGATATCTAAATCAAACAAACGTAGATTACATTACTGGAAGTACATTCTTTCCGGGAAAGGGAAATACAAATCTTTTTGCAACACAAAATTTTGCAGACGGAGATGAAAATCTTGATGTTGATGTGACAACACTTGTTTCTGGCACAATTGTCGGATTACTCCCAGATTTTGGTTTCAGGATATCATTGTCTGGAACAGAAGAAACTGACGAAACGTCAAGGTTTATCAAACGTTTTTATTCAAGGCACACAAGTTTCTTTACAAAACAACCGAGAGTTGAAGGATATTTTGACGATTCGATAGTTGATAATGCGAATA